ACTACGACCTGATCGGCGCGCCGACGTGGCTGGACGTGCTCAACATCCAATTCAAGTGCGTCCTGCGGGCCGACCTGAAGGTGGGCGACATCGTGACCATGCCGGCCGGCACGAACGCGGTGAACGCCGAGAACAACTTCTCGCAATACCGCAACAAGAACCCGTTTCAGGGAACGTTCCGGGTGAACAACATCCGGCACCTCGGAGACAGCCGGCAGGCTACGGCGGACGCCTGGGTGACCGTGATTGATGCATCCTCGAACGTCGGGACGACTTCATGAGCGCCGCCATCAAGAAACAGCTTGCGCTGACGCTCACGCGCATGGTGGATGGGCGCGCAGCCGATAGCCAGCAGATCGAAGGCCAGGCGCTCCCATGCTCTGTCGTTGCGGTCAATGGTGCCGTGGTGACGATTGCGTTCGAGGTATCGGCCAATGGGCAAACGCTGCCTCAGGTGACATGCCCCATTGCGGAGAGCTTCTACGTTCGCCTGCCCATCCAGGTGGGCGACAAGGGCTATGCGCTGCCTGCGCGCGCGCGCATGGGTGGCATCTCCGGCCTGGGCACCGGCCTGGCGCCGCTGGTCGTTCCGTCAAACCTGGGCGCCCTGGTCTTTCACCCTGTGGGCAACGCCTCCTGGGCAACCATCGACCCGAACGCGGTCGTCATCAACGCCCCGAATGGTGCCGTCCTGCGCGACTTCGGCGGGAATTCCATCGTCACCATCGACAGCGGAAAGGTGAAGGTTCAGCAGGGATCGACGACGATTGTCATCAGTGGCGGCGATATCACCATCAACGCCCCGAATGCGCTATCGATCACCTGCCCGTCGAATACCATCAACGGGCCTTTGACGGTCAACGGGAATACCTCGATCACGGGCAACCTGAGCCTGACGGGGAATTTCTCCGCCAGCGGAACGACATTCAGCATCTCTGCGGCGACAATGACGATTTCCTCGGCGGTCGCAATCACGGGCTCCCTGTCGATCAACGGCAAGGACTTCACGAGCCATGAGCACTTGCCCGGCACCTACAAGGCCGGCACCACGTCGATTACCGGCGATTCGGGGACATTGGTATGAGAATTTGGGGCCGCGACGCCACTGGCGCATGGGTTGCAATCACGGAGCCGAGCTATGTCCGCCTGACGCAACTCGTGCAGACGCTGAAACTCGAACTCGGGGAATCGCCACTATATGGGCAATCCGGAGTGCCCTCCCAGGTTTCAGTGAATACCCAAATCGCCCCGGACGCTGCTGTGGCGAAGATTCAAGCGCAGTTCGCCCAGTACTTTGCCAGCCTGACGGTTGCCCGCGACAATACGCAGGTGACGCCGACCTATAACCTGTCGGTCGTCTTCCTCGACGGAACCGTCATCCAAGCCACCGTAGCCACCTGATGCCAACGATCACCACCGCAGGCGCGATCCCGACGCCACTGGCCGACCTCAACGCGCAACTGATCGCGGTGGCGACCGGAATCGCCCCGGGCCTGACCGCGAACCTGCCGGGCACGCTGATCGAAGATGTTGCCAGCACGGACACGGGCGCGCTATCGATCCAGGATCAGGCGGCAGTGGACTTGCTCAACGGCATTTCCCCGCTCACCGCGAATCCGTCCATCGTCATCCAGCTTGGCGAGGTGTACGGCGTCCAGCAGGGCATCGGGTCGAACACGAGCGTCTATGTGACGTTCACGGGGACGCCTGGATTCCTGGTCAATCAGGGCTTCCTGGTTGGCGATGGAACGTACCAGTATTCGGTTCAGGACTCGACCCCGATCCCCTCGGGCGGCGTGACAGCCCCCGTCTACTGTCTCGCGACGACGGCGGGCACCTGGGCAGTTCCGGTCAACACGGTTACCTCGCGAGTATCAAGCGTTCCCAGCACAATCGCGCTGACGTTCACGAACGCCTCGACGGGCGTCCCGGGCGCGGCAGCGCAGACGATCCAGGACTATCAAGCCCAGGTCATCCAGGCCGGTCTTTCGACGGCGCAGGGAACCCCGCAGTTCGTCAAGACGCAACTTCAGCAGGTGTCGGGCGTTCAGGCGCGGCTGATTTCGTTCCGGCAGACTGGCGGCGGCTGGCAGGCCATCGTCGGCGGCGGCGATCCGTATTCCGTAGCGGGCGCCCTGTATTTGTCCATGCCGGACATCAACATCCTCCAGCCGGCCGCGACCGATGGCACCACGGAAACCGTGGCGATCTACGATTTCCCGGACACGTACAACGTCACGTTCGTGGTTCCCGCGCTCCAAACGGTGGGCCTGGGGATCACATGGAACACCATTGCGACCGCAAATTTCGTGGCGCCGGCCATCGTGACCGCAGCGGTTCAGCCCGCCATGGTGGCCTACATCAACAGCATCACGGTGGGCCAATCGATCAGCCTACTCCAGCTTCAGGACGCATTCATCACGGCGGTGTCGTCGTTCATCCCTGAGTCGGATATATCGAAACTGCAATTTGTGGTGACGATCAACGGGACCATTGTTTCCCCGGCAACTGGCAGCGTGCTTATTGCAGGTGACCCCGAAAGCTATTTCTTCACGGCAACTGCGGATATCGCAGTTAATCAGGGCTGATGCCGTGAGCGAGGTTACTGTCCAGCTTGGCAGCTTCGTCTATAGGCAATATTCCGACGATCCGAATATTGTCGCACTGAGCCAAGCATTCAACCAACTTAGCCAACAGAACCTCGACGATATCAACGGGTATCAACTCCCGATCTATCTCAACCAGTCCGGCGCGCTGCTTGACTGGTGCGCCACGTCGATCTACGGCATTCCAAGGCAGAACCTATCCTCCGGTGGCCCGCGCCCTGTGGGGCCGCTGAATACCGCTGCACTCAACACCGAGCCGCTGAATGGATTCGCCTCCGTCAATAGCTCACAAACCTATCTGACGACCGACCTGATTTATCAGCGGATCATTCAGTGGAATACGTTCAAGGGCGATGGATACCAATTCACGACGCGCTGGCTTAAACGCCGTGTTCAGCGATTCCTGACGGGTCAGATTTTTCCTGACCAGACGTATCAGGTGAGCGTCCAATTCGTCTCGGCTACCCACTGCGTGATCACAATAAATTCCTCAGTTCGATTCCTGACAGGCGGCGCGTTCTTCAACGCAAACGATTTCAACCAAGACGGCATGTCGCTGAATGAGGCGGATACGACGGCGGTTGTCTACACTGATACTACGCTGGCGCAGGCTTTTCGCGCGGCAGTGATTTCGAATGTCCTCCTGTTGCCATTCCAGTACCAATATACGGTGAACATCGCATGACCATTTTCGTATTCACCAACAACGCAAAATCGACCGTTGCGGCGCCAGTTGCTCCGGGCGACACGACGGTGATTCTGTTCACGGGCTCGGGGGTATTCTTCCCGGCGCCGGCTGCGGGGCAGGCATTCCCGCTGTCTCTGCTCGACCAGGCCACGGGGACGGTGCGTGAAATCATGTACTGCACGGCGCGCACGGGTGACGTGCTAACGGTGACGCGCGCCCAGGAGGGCACGTCGGCAGGCACCTGGGTCATCGGCGACTTTGCGAATCTGTTCATCACCAAGGGTGTCGCGGCGGCCTGGGCGCAGACGGCGGCCATCTCGCCCCAGGGTGGAACCACCTCCGCGCGCCCGACCGTTCCGACGCTGTATCAGACCTACTTCGATACCACGCTGGGCCTGCCGATCTTCTGCACCCAGGTTTCCACGCCCATTTGGGTCACTGCCTCAGGCGTTGCCGTATGACCACCCTTCTGTACAAGAACAACGCCGCCACGACGCTGCAAAGCGGCATCCCCGCGTCTTCGCTGACCTGCGTCCTGGCGGCCGGCACGGGCGCGCTGTTCCCGAATCCTACTTCGGGGCAGACGTTCTACATGACGTTTCTCGACGCCTCGACAAAGCTCATCAACGAGATTGTTCAGGTTACGGCGCGCTCTGGTGACGCGCTGACCATCGTTCGCGGACAGCAGGGCACCACGGCCCTAACGTGGGCGGCCGGTGACATTGCCACGCAACTTTGGACGATGGGCGACCCGAACAACTTCGTCCAGAACGATCAACTTCAGGCCGGGACGCTGCTGCATGCCGTGGGCACCGGCACGGTCAACAGCATCACGGCCACGCTGCCGTCCGGGTTGACGACCGTCCCGGATATGTTCGAGTTCATCGTGGAGGCGTCCGGCGCGAATACCGGAAACGTGACGCTGACCCTGACACTCGGCACGCTGGCGCAGACCGCGTACCCCATCCACAAGTTCGGCGGCTCGAACCTGAACGCGGGCGACATTCCCGCTGCCGGCTACCCGATCCAGTTGGTGTACTCGGCCACGCTGGGCGCCTACATCATGACGAACCCGGCGTCCGGGACGGCGGGCAGCATTTCGGGCGGCGCGGCGAATGACCTCCTGGTGCAGACCGCGCCAGGCACGACAGGGTTCATCACCGCGCCCACGGTGGCGGGCTCCGTGCTGACGTTCCTCAGCGGCGTGATTCAGTGGGTCACGTCGGCTGTGGTGAGTTTTGGGCCTGTGGGTTCGCCGCGTTCTGGTGCCGTGAATCCACAGGCGGGAGACTATACGGCAGCCATGGTTGGCGCGGTGCCTGCGGCCTCTCTACAGCCCCCGTACGTCCAATTGGCGAACCCTGGCTACATCGCGCTTCCGAATACCGCGCCCGGCAATGGCTACATCGTCCAGGGCGGAAGCGGAACGATTGGCTTCAACGTCGCCACCTCGATCACCTTCCCGAAGCAATTCCCGAACGGCTGTTCATCGGTCGTCGCATCGGGAAACAATCAATCGGCGGCCATTCGCGTGGACTCGATCACCCAATACGGCTTCGTCGTCCAGGGCGATATCTCCTACGTCTCGTGGATCGCCACGGGTTGGTAATATCCCCGATAATTCACAGAACATCCTGAGGGCACCATGACCGCTTCAAATCCCGCAAATCAGGTCGGAAACCCGGCCGCCGCGATTCCCGTCTATATCGTCGGCGCTGGCGCCGCCTCCGGGGCCGCGCCATTCACCGGCACCAAGACCACCACGACCGCAGCGGTTGAGCTTTCGGCGCAGGCGGTCACCAGCGGGGTGTTCTTCACCGCACCCTCGACCAATGCGGCGGCCATCGAAATCGGCCCCGTGGGCTTGACGACGGCCAACGGATATCGACTGGCGCCGGGTGCCACTTCGCCATCCATCCCCCTCTCGAACCTGAACCAGTTCTACCTGATCGGCGCGAACACGTCCGACGTGCTGACCTGGGTGGGAATCTGATCCATGAAAAAGCTCGCCCTACTTCTCGCCTTCGTCAGCGCGCTCGCTGGCGCACAGACGTTTCCCGTCAACAATCTGACGGTTTCCGGAACTTCATCGTTCACGGGAACCATGTCGGGCACGGGTGTCACGGCGCTGTTCTCTGCGCCGCCCACCATCGGTGGCACGACGGCAAACGCCGGATCGTTCACGAATTTGTCGGCGTCGGGAACGCTGTCGGCAGTCACCCTCAATCAAACATATTCGACACTGACCAATGGAACGGCTTCCTTGTCGGCGACGACAACGGCGCAAACACTGGATTCATTTCCAATTGCAACGTTTCGCGGCTGCAAATATATCGTCACGGTGACGCAAGGGACGAACTATCAAATGGCCGAACTGCTGTCGCTTAACGACGGTGCCAATACATTCTTGCAAACATATGCCATGACGTCATCGACCGGCTCTCAGTTTGCAACGTATTCGACAACGATCATGGGCGGCAATCTCGTTTTGTCCGTCACCTTTGCATCCGGCGCAACTGCCGGTTCCGCCAAATTCAGCGCTACGCGCATCGTTCTCTGAGGGTTTCAACATGACCGATACGAATGTAAGTTTTCAAGCGGCGCGATCCACCTTTGGTCAGTTGGGTGTCGTCGGTGGCGCGATTGACGCCACGACAGCGATCACAAATGCGATTGCCGCCATGCTTGCGCAGAATATCAAGAAAGCCGAATTGGACAACCCCGCAGGCTATACGATTTCCAACACGATCACTCAGCGCTTCTCGCAAACGATCGAAGGAAACGAGCAGGTCATCAATTGCACCGGCATTGCTCCAGGTGCCGGCACTCCGGCATGGATTGTCGCCTACGGAAATTGGTCAACCAACGTTGATCGTTTCCGCATGCGCAAACCCGTTAAGGACATGCTGTTTCAAGGTAACGCCGCGCCGACCGACGGTGTATGGACAGCCAATCTGTATGGGCTGCAATGCGAATCGTATCACATGGTCATCGACGGAATTACAGTCTCCGGTTTCGACAGGGGGTTTACGTGGGCGCCAACGACCGGCGACACAACAGGATGGCTCGCCTGGGAAAACAAACTGGATAACTGCGTTGCCACGTACAACCAATATGGTTGGTACGGGGATTTTTCGTCGTCGTCTGGTGCGTCAGGTGCCGGCATGACCGCTTTTCAATCGGTATTTGGCCACAACGATTATTCTCTCTACAACAACTTGGGTGAGGTTACCTGGATCGACGTCGCCAGTGATACCCCGCGACTGGCGCATATCAAAGACAACATCACCGGAACGGGCGGTGGAGAATTCGGTTTCTTCCATGCCCAGAACTGTCGTTTCGAGGCAGGAGGTACGACGGGAACGCCATGGATCACGAATTCCGGCACGATGCGTTTGAATAACTGTTTCATCACAGAACGCAACGTCGCCGGGACGACTTACAACGCGACTGCCGATGTGATTTTCACGACGAACGCAAACGGACATACCATCGTGGAAGGCGGCGATTGGCGTAGCAGTGATGGACGATACAAGGCAACCGGCGCCGGTTCGATTTCGCAACGCGGCGTCCGCCCGTTGACGGATCAATTACCCGTGTTGTTCAATGCTGCAAATAGCGGTATTTTGAACAACGATTTCACCGCCGCGAACGGGACGAACGGATGGGCGGTGACAACCGGGGCGGCGACGCTTACCAACGTCGCCGATGCCAACATGCTTTTGGCGGGGCGCGCGTTGAACATTACGCCGACCGTCTCGACTGTGGTTTCGAGTGCGCCGATTCCATTGGATACGAAGTATCAAGATTTCAATATCGCCATGCGCGGCGCGAACAACAACGCGTCGACCGATGTTAATTGGGTCGTGACCCAATACAACCAAACGGGTAATGCGGTTGCGACGGGCACCGCCCCCGTGATACCCCACGGGGGCGCTTACACCTATTTGGTCTACAAAGGCACGGTTGCTGCCGACGCGGCGTATGCAGTTATCACCATCAATTTCGCTGCGGGTCAAACTTCGATGGTGGCGGTGTCCGATTGGTATCGGACACAATGGTAGAAACTTAACTTCAAAGGAACGACAATGAACGGAATGGACATGACGGTCAACGCGATAATGAAAGCCACCGGCTTTGTCCGCGAAGATTGACCATGAACCCCCCTAGAATCGACAATGCGGGAACGCCCGCAGGGCCTCAACCGAAAAGAGTGATGCCCATCGATCCCAACAGCAAGGCCGTCAAAGAGGCCCTCAAAGAGGGGCTTCAGGAATGGCTGAACGACCAGATGGCTGAATTCGGCAAGTGGTCGCTTCGCACTCTGCTGGCCTTGTTCGTGGCCGGCATTGTGTGGCTGGCGCTTGTCTCCAGCGGCTGGAAACACCCATAGCAATTGAAAGGCCCGCCATGCGCACAACCGACGAACCGACCGAAACGAAGCCTTGGCAACCGCTCGGGGAGCG